TTTGGAAGCTTCCCACTCTTCGGCTGACACGATCTTGTAGGTGCCGTCCTCCTGACGCTGCGGGCACTTGCCCATCATACGCAGGTAGGTGAACTGAGAGGCCAGGCCTTTCTTGGTCGTACCTGTCAGAGCGAGCAGAGATTCATTGGTGGCTCCACCTTTCACGATTGCATCATAAATCACATCTCTCATTGCCATGGTAAAACTCCTTTCGTTGGGTTGTGTTTAGTTCTCGCTATTGAGAACCTGTGAAATAATTTAATAATAGCAAGTTATACACCAAAAGTAAATACGTATAGCTGGAAAAAGCTCAAAAATATTTGGACTTTATTCAAGCGAGTCAGGAACAGCATAATCCGCAAAAATATCTACGGCTTTCCGCTCTGGCTGCACGGCTTCACGGTAATCCGTAGACGGTGCCAAAGAAAGCTTACCTTCCGGTTTTTCATATAGCTCATGGAATTTTTCATCTTTCTTGAAGGCTTTGTTAAGCTTTTCTGCCTGAGCAGGAGAGATGAGTTTAGTAATGAAAATATCATCTTCGTCATACTCGTCCAAAAAAGCTAAAACGTCGGCTTCATTTTTCCACTTACGGATAGACCGGCCACGGACCAACTTATAGTCCGGGTAAAGATCACTGCCTTGCTGCAGCTCATTGAATATGAATATGCGCAAGTCTTTGATGACCTTCTCAACCAAAGGCGCACGCTTCAACAATTCCATGATTGCATCAGGTGTAACCTTGGTTGGCAGTAAATCCCTGGCCTTAAACAATTTTTCTGCATGGTTTTGCGCCCATGTAAACCGTGTATCGCAATGGTTTTTAACAGGGCAGAATCTGCATTGTTCTTCGCCAGGCACGAACACAGGCTCTTCACTTAAACACTTGCCGATACCAATAGCCAGAGTACCATGTACCCACTCATAAAGCTCAAAGTACGACAGTCGCTCAGTAGTAGCGCTATCGAGCGGAGGCTGTACAACATGAACTTCTATTTCCTTGGCATAGGCAATAGAAAGAGCGCCACCTGCATAAGCTCTTAACTGCGGGTTGTTGTAAGCGTAGACTGGAACACCAGAACCGAATTTCCAGTCTATAACATGGAGGACACGAGCAGCATTATCAATCAAGATAACATCAGCTGTGCCCCACACCTCACTCAAGCCCCAGTGCTTAAGGCTAACCCGCTCTTCAAACCGCAAATGATAATTGTTGTGACCAAGGCTTTTAATCAGAGTTTGCAGATACTCTATGCACTCAATCACATAGGACCGGTCATTCAGTTCGAGCTCTTTAAGCACTGCTGGATTTTTCCAACCTGCAGGTACATATGTATGCGAGAGGGAGCCATGAGCAGCAGCTTCACTCGGCTCTTTCTTAACATCCAGACCCTGCAAAGCCAGAGCTTCTGCTAAGCGGATTGAACCTGGGCATTTGAGAACCAGGTGCAGTCCTGATGGTGAGAAAAAAGCATGTTCATCCATAGTAATCCTTTCAGTTAGGGTTAATATTTTGCCTACCCCAGGACCTGGAAAGGGGGACCAGGTCCTGGACGCACAGGGCTTAAAGGCTCCCTGCTATACCCAGTCGTAACCGAGCTGTTTTAACCGGCAATCAACTGCTAATGCAGTGCGGCCTATTATACAGCCAAGGTGAGACTTGATAATTTCAAGAGTTTCTCGAGTAGGGGGTTCTTCTACTGCCCATTTTTTTAACGCCGATTTAAAATGTTTTGTTAACCAACGTTCTTCTTCGTTAGACCAGGGATTTCCCGTTCGTTCGCCAATAGAGTATACCAGAAAACTTGGAGATTTTTCATTCGTATCGCATACACTGGTTGAAGAGGCCTTACTTAGCTGGCTGAGCTTCTCTTCAACTCTTTGCATGCGCCAATCAATCACGCCAGTGGGAAGTCTTTTACCATGAGAAATCTGTTCCAAAGAAATCTCCAAATCGGTAAGACGACGGTGTAGACTCGGCACATGATCATGTGCTTGGCGAAACTCAGACTCAAGCTTTGCCATACGTTGTTTCATATTAGTCAATTCGATGGCCAGGTCGGTTAGCTCACTCGCTTCTGCTACTTTTACACTCATAGTTATTCTCCTTTGGTAATGGTTTCTAAATCTTCCAGAATATTATTCATAATTCTGTCAATATCGTCGGCAACAACAGCTGCATGTATCAGCTCTATTGCTTGTTGCCGCCTTACTTTTTTACCCTGCTCGTACTTGTAGTGAGCCCAGCCACAAACAGCAGTAATGCCGATGGCATAAGCTATAATAATTCCGTTAACTATTCGATACTTTAACATGGTTGAGTTCCTCCTCTCTAATCATTTCAAAAAGAGTTTCTTCTGCGTCTTCCCTATCAGAAGTGTAATAGCACCTGGACTCTACGCGCTTGTTATTTTTAGTAACACGCACGATCCATTCATTAGTGCTATACCTGCGATACATATCAAAACCTATATCGCCGACAAAGATAGTCTTGGTCCGATTTTTCATTGCCATTATTGCCTCCTTTTATATCTGTACTAGCGTAAAGTTCTCAAAATATCGGCCAAATCGCAGTTCAGCCATCCTAAAGTCTGTATACTTCTTGAGATCTCTGATATTACAGACTCTTCCAGAATCACGATGAGTTATTGTCTGCAGTATAAAGTCCTCTCCATTTTGGAAAGCCTCAGTCAATTCAGCAATTGTGCTAAATTGCTTACCATACGCCGGGGTGAGAACAGCTGTAGTCATTTTTTATCCTTCCATATTTCAAAGCAAACACTCATACGGCAGCGTTGACACATTTCGTTTGGATCTGTAGTTATCATCAAGTCAATTGCTTTATCACAAATTCCTTCGCGATTGTGGCAGTTTTCGTAATGAGCTGTTCCACACCGCGCCAGGAGTCCGTCATCTCGGTCAGCATCAAAGATATGCTCTTTTGCTCTTGGCCCATCTAGTAATGTTCCCAAATGAAATCTGTATTGTGTCATGGTTTTTCTTTCTGTGATAGAATTATTACTAAGAAAACGGCGATAGCCAGTATAAACAGAGTGAATTCAGTCATCCCAGTCCTTTCCGCAGTTAGGGCATTTATAGCCAATAATATCTTCTCGGCTTTCAGCGTCAACGGTATACTCACAACGATTAAAAAAGCGCGGTATATCGGCTATGCAGTCATCACAAAGCTTAACGGGTTTACACGAGCAAACAAATTTTACCTCAGTAATATTCATGATAATTCCTTTGCTTTGAGTAGGATATGCTTATACTGGATAAGTTTGTTCATCGCCTCCTTTTCAGAATAATATTTACATGGACAGATGACAGAAATAATAACACCCATACTTCTGTGCCAAGAGAAAAGCTTTCTTTTCGGGTTAAGTCTTGAGCACATTTCACAGGTAGATATTGATGCATTGTGCATTTGGCTGTGCCCTCTATGTACAGGGCAAGAGTTGGTGATATACTGAGGATTTTCTAGCATAAATTTTACTGATTTAAGGCCAAGGTTAACATCCAAATGAGACTTCGCGTATTCTGGAGTCATATTCTGCGCCTCCTGGGTTTCTTTGGCATATTAACAGTGTCATTCCATGCTTCCATAATTTCGTACAGTCTATAGGATTCGTCCTCGTAAGGAGTACCATCTTCTTTATACTTGCATATTATTGCGCACTTGTCAAGCATAATAGCTTCAGTATGTCCTGTGTCATCTGTAATTAGAAGATATTCTCCATTATCAAAGGTATACTCCCAAGCTGTACAACCTCCGCCTGTATCAACCAAGTTAAACCCTGAATAACTCATTAGTTTCTTGGTTGAGTAACAGCACATGGCCGCGACGAGTGGACTAACCTTATAGTAGTCTACAAGGCAGTCAATCAAGGCCTGTTCCTGTTCTGTTCTGTCCTCTTTACAAACGTAAGTTCCCATAGTTTCCCCTTTCTTTGGTAGTTAGCATAAAATTCCCAAAACTTATAAAAGAATTATATCATAAGTAATGCCAAAAGTAAATGCGTAATACCAAAGAAAGCTAAAAATTATTCAGAGTTGAAGTCGGTTAGTTTGGGAGGCATAACATACTTGGTGTACTTGGCTTGCTTAACAATTCCTTTAGAAATAGTGCCTTTACAGTTTGGCAGATCACGGCTTGTCCTGGAAGTACTCGTAAATTTACCACATAACTGTTCAAGGACATTGACAAGAGCAGGTATTTTGACGGGCATAGATGGGTATTTCTGTTTGATTGTTCCTATCACATCGTTTCTAGAGCTCAGCCAGGTATTATCTGATTGTACAGACTTAATAACTTCAAGGCCAGGAAACTCATAGTCAAAGTCATACAGCTCTTTGAGAACGTACTCAAGTTCAGTAGGCGCCCTAAACCGCTCATTCTCTTGGTATTGCATATTGATATTTGCTTGACTGAGTTTCCAAGGGTACTTTTTAGCTTTCAGTAATTCTTTTCCTCTCTCAACATATGAGCGGTAAAAGTGGTGCCAATTCACCTTCATAAGGCTGTCTGTATCTATAAAACTTACTTCAACAAGTGCTACCCGCCTTGAACTATCTTGCTCTAGTGGTAGTTTTTGCTGGTTTGTTGTACCAGCTAAAGCAGCAGTTCTTATAGTCTTTGTCATCATTTTGCTGTAGATCGGAATATAATCAACACTGTCACATGTTACCAAAGACTTGAACAGTGAATCATTTTTCCGATTATAAAATATTTCAAACTCATCGATTACTAATAGTGCAGATGATGTCATTTGAATCATAAAGTCACGCAATGATTTAGCAGAGGATAGTGTTTCAGTTGAATGCGTGATAAGATAGTTTTTAAACTGTGGAGGCATAAGAGAGGAAAAGAATGAAGACTTACGGCAGTTCTCAGGACCTGTCAATATGAGCATGAAATTGTGTTCAGGCCATATCCTATTGGGATTATAGATTGGCATCACTATACCAAAGAAAAATGCTTCTAAATACTTTTTAGCCAGGTCTTTGTTCTGTAGAGGATGCAGTTTTAGACAGTCAATAATATAGTCTATGTTAGAGCACGACGAATCAGTGCCAGGTTCCAATAACTCAGGAGGCAGATCCTTATATTCTGTATTCAACCATTGATCCATTAGGTTAAACTTTTTGGTAGTTTTACTGATATATGTCTTAGCTATTGGCGCTATAGTTCCTAATGGTATGTTGTCGTAGTGGTTGTCCTGCGCTAATGTCCACAATGTAGCAACTAAATCTTCTTGTGAAAATGGGCCAACTTTACCAAAGAAATACGCGGTTGTTTCATCAATAAAGTAATTCTCGATAGTCTTGATATCAGTTTCGACATATAGTCCATTAGTATATGGCTCATGATAAAATGATATATCAAAGTATTCCATTAGGTATTTAAAATTCTTATATTCGTTGATTAAAGGTTTTCCCGTGCCTATGCCTTTTCTGTCGACCTTTTCAACAGGCCAGTCAAACTTAATCAATCTAGCAAACTTGAACAACGTGTTGTATGATATTTTATTTTCTTGATCCGATAGTGAGGACCAATGCGCCATTACGTCATCGTCGTCTACATACGCTTCAGTATCTGACTGGCTCCACTCTAGTATATTGGCAAATATTTTGGCGCTATTAGTTCCTAGAATAGACATATAGTTGTGCACAGCAGACATCACCTTAAACCAATAGTCATAGTGATTATAAGACTGGTTCATTATGACTTCATAGGCGCGTCTAACGGCCGCACTCTGGTCGAGTCTGCACAGCCGGAGAGCTTCCAACATGACATCAAGATCAGGGAGGCTCGAGGCTTGCTTGAACAGTTCCAAACTCGGGTCAGGTTCAGGCTCAGGCTCAAGTTGATCACCGTTCTTTTTAAACCAAGGAACTATTTCACTCGCCGATATCTCCTTTATATCCCATTTTCGGAGCGCATTTCCCGTCACCGTAACATACCCCGAATTCGCAAACAGCTCCCCACCCACACAAAGCTCAGAATTTAAATTAACGCGTCCCGGAAGGCTGGATTTGTCATTACATAAGAAGAGTGTGCGCAATCCGCATTTTGAGGGTGATATTTCAGTATATGAGCGATGCTTATTTAAGAAGGCTTTAAAGTCATCAGGCAATACCTTTGTTGAAAATTCACGGTTACCCTTTTTGGCTTCATGGTCATCAACATCAAATGCTATTAAATTGTTGTGTTTATTTATTTTAATACCAGGATATCCATCTTTAATAGCAATACCAAAGGAAACGCCAGGTTCATCATCTTTTACTGTGTAGCCTTTACAAGGTGGCTTTGAATACGTACCATCTGGATTACGTTTATAATAATATGCCAACCAAATAGGCTGTTCCAAAAGAAACGATGGTAGGTTATGCTTAATTGCAGAGATAAGGTAGTCCTTATCTGGAATAGTATTTATTGTTTGAGCTTCTTTAGAAGATGGAACTGTTTGCATAGTTAGATGTCCGCCTGTTAGGGGTGGGTTTGGGCTTAATTTAATGGCATGGTATTGAGATGATTGGAAAGTGTGGGAGAGAGATGGAGGCGGTCATACTTATTTATGCCTGCGACCTTGAAGCCTCGAAAGATCGCAGTTATCTTTTGATAAGGTGCATTGATTGTGAGGGCTGTTTCTTTGGCAGAATAGTGTGCTTTATACATCTCGAGAATAATAGTTTTCGTGTCACTTGTGAAGTCCATTTTACCTCCATGGTTGATTATAATTATTAATAAAGGAATTATAACATATTCAAAATTAAAAGTAAATAATTATTATTCTTAATCATTTCAGTACCTTATGTGCTGTGAGCTCATAAGTATTTGATTTTATTATATAAAGTATATTCGTGGTGTGGCTGGACTGCGTGAGCAATGGACTAGATAGGAAACTCCTATTTCATATTCGTAATGATTTCAATATGTTATGAATAGGATAGGAGTAGGAAGGCTAGTTGAAAAAACTTCCTTATATTACGTTTTTTGTGTAATTTGAGAAGCTGTTATTATTTTTTTTTTTTTATTTTCCCTAATAAATAGATATAACATATTGAAATGATTAAGAAAAAATAATAGGAATAGGGTAGGATTTGTTTTACTGATCCTAAGTCAGATATGCAAGACCATTTCCCAACCAAGCTCGTCTCTTTGGGACAGGACATCCGATTCAGTTCGTCCTCTTTAGGTATAACTGCCACTTTCCCAGCACAAACAGTTCAGTTCGTCCTTATAATAAGGCAGTAAAGGAATTTCCAGCCAAATAAAAAACCCAATCCGCAAAGTAAATGAGCCTCATTCATTGAGTTTTATTCACCCAATAAATGAGGCTCATTCACCGTGAACAGAAAGAAAATCTAGAACTCTTGCGAATTCTAGATTTTCTTTGGTATTTCTAATTAATCATGAATAAACTTTTTTCCATTGTCATCTGTGAAAATCTTGACACCATCTGATTTCAAGTAGGTAAGTTGAGAACTCACGTTTTTCGTGGTAATTCCCAGCTTTTTCGCAATCTGCGAAATATTCAAAGGTCCTTCACTTTTCAGAATATCATAGACTTCCTGTTTCCTCCCTTTCTTTCGAGAAGACAATTGAATTTTCAGGGATTCAATTTCTTCTTGAAGAAGATTGATCATTTCGAGAAGATCTTCTTTTTCCATGGTTTCCAAAGTTTCTCGAGTTTCTTGATTTTCCATGATTTTCCCCTTTCATTAGGTTGTTTGTTAGTGATCTATATGATCACTTGAATAATTAATATATAACATAGAAAAATATAAAAGTAAACAATTATTTTCAAGGAATGAAATTCTTATTTTATGATGGACAATAATCAATGAGTGCTATTCATTTGGTGAACTCCTCCTTGAGGATTTAAATCCTCTTTTAATTTATGAACTCCTCCTAAATCAATAAAGAGGATTAGGTTTTGTGAGCGCAACTCATTATATAAATCCGCGTTATTTAGTGAGCTAGTATTATTCTGTGAATCTCATTCACCTGGTAAGTCTTATTCATTTAGTGGATACTATCCACTTAATAAGTCCAGGTTATTTAATGGATTGCATTCAGTGAATGAACTGGATTCAGTCACTGAATACTATTCAATGAATGAACTGGATTCGGATACTGAACCGGGTTCAGTGAATGAGTTGGGTTCAAACCCTGGGCCAGGTTCATTCACTGAACTGGATTCAGCCCGTCCTGGGCCTTGTGCCGCCACCTAAGCTTTTAAAAGGAGCTGTCATGGTCAATCTCTACTGTAACTGAGTTTTGGATACCAGCAATTTATGGGCAGCTGAATTTTGGATACCAGCAATTTATTGACGGCTGTAGCAGATTTCTACTGTAACTGGGTTTTGGATACCAGCAATTTATGGGCAGCTGAATTTTGGATACCAGCAATTCATCGGCAGCATTACATATGTATTGTCCAGATTTAAGTCCCAAACCTTCCCTTTTAAAGAAGAACTTAACTGAATTTGAGCAAAAGAAAGGCCGCATTAGACCAACTAAGCTTTAAAAAGAGGTTTTTTAGAGGGTCTATATAACCATATAGGTTTTGAATAAAGCATTAAAAAGAAAATATGAGAGCCTACTGGGACACCCAAATATTTCTGAACATCCCGCTACATTTGCTATTTACAAAGTTATAAAAATATGATATAATGAAGAAAAACGGAGTACAAAGAAATATGGCGAAATTATCGGAAATAGACTGGAACCTATTGAAGTTTGAATTTGAGGTTCTAGGTAAGTCTTTGGAAGAATTAGCTGACAGTTATGAGATAAACGCTTCCATTATGGCTTACCAAGCCAAGGATTGGAAGCAATCTCCGGCATCTATAAGAGAATCCCTCCAATTTACTAAGCTAGATAGTATTACCGAGCTTAGTGAAGAAATAGCCTCCCAGGTTAAAAATGAAGCAGAAATAATTTCCCTCATCAAGCAAAAATTCCTCCTGCCTAAGTACGTCCAGCTAGAAAACATATTATTAGAAAAGTCCATCGCTTTAGCGTCTTCTTTGGAATCGACTACTACAGGGAGCGCAAGCGCCATCAGAACTTTAACTTCTACGTTGATGGACTTACTTAAAAATAACCCTATCCTGGCGCCCAAGGAGGAAGAAGATACTCCCCATGAAGGGACCAGAGACTGGACTGTGACATTCGTTGACGCTCCAACTACAAGTCCCAGCGAAGCTGGCCCCGTTCCTGACGAAGAACAAGCGCTATAAGATTGCTTATGGTGGGCGTGGTGCAGCTAAGAGCATGTCATTTGCTGGCATGCTCACTCAGAAAGCTCAGGTAGAAAGGGCCATGATAGGCTGCATACGCGAGTTTCAAAACTCGTTAGAGGATTCAGTTTACAGCCTGATAAAAGATAGAATAAGCAAGTTGTGTGTACCTGGCTTTCGTCCTCTGAGTAATAAGATTGACCATAAAGCGGGTGGTGGGTTTCGCTTTAAGGGCTTGAGTCGTTCAATTGAAGCTGTCAAGTCTATGCACGGTTTCAAAATCTTTTGGTTGGAAGAAGGACAGTTCATATCAGAAAATTCACTGAAGATATTAACGCCCACGTTGCGAGAAGAGGGTTCAGAATTATGGATCTCTGCCAATCCCCTATCCTCCGCCGACCCCTTCTCGCAACGATTCATTTTGCCTTACAAAAAGTACTTAGATAAGTATGGCTATTATGAGGATGACCTCCACTATATTGTTAAAATTAATTACAATGATAATCCTTGGTTTCCTGAAGTTCTTGAGATGGAACGCCAGCATGACTATAAGTATTTACCGCGCGCTCAGTATGACCATATCTGGGAGGGCGAGTTTAATGACTCTGTTGAAGATTCAATCATCCTTACAGAATGGTTTGATGCTGCGGTTGACGCGCATGAAAAACTTGGATTTAAGCCCGAGGGAGCTATTGTTGCAGCCTATGACCCATCTGATCTTGGAACTGACGACAAAGGCTTCGTCATTCGTCAAGGGTCAGTCATTCTTGAAGCCATCACAAGAAAGTATGGTGATGTGAATGACGGAACAGACTGGGCCCTTAGTCTCGCGATCGAAGCCGGTGCTGATCTTTTTATTTGGGACTGTGATGGAATGGGCGTCGCTCTTAAAAGCCAGGTTAGTAAAGCTCTTAAGGGCAAGAAAATGGAATTTAACATGTTTAAAGGGTCAGAAGCACCGGCCAACCCTCATAAAAAGTATAAACCGCTGTTGCCGACATCTAAACTCCAAGAAAAAGAGCGCACAAATAGAGAGACTTTTAAAAACAAGCGGGCTCAGTTTTATTGGAGCGTCAGAGATAAGCTTTATGCCACGTATTTAGCAGTTGAAAAAGGGGTATATACTGACCCTGACAACATGCTAAGTATTTCTTCTGGCATAGATGATATAAAACAGCTAAGATCAGAACTTTGTAGGATACCAAGAAAATTTAATGCTTCTGGCTTAATACAAATTATGTCTAAGGTTGAAATGCGGCGTTTAAAAATCCAGTCTCCTAATGTGGCAGACTCAATAATGATGAGTCAATTAACTCCACAGCTATTCGGAGATGATGGTCCAATAGAATATACTACAGTATTTTAGGAGGAAGTATGCCTAAGAGTAAAAAAGAACGCCGGTTGGAGTACTCAGAAAGGTATCTCAAGCGCCATAAAAATAGCAATAAAGCTAGGCCGGACCTTGTTGCAGCCTCTTGGAAATACGCTGACAAAATGATGGCAAAAGAGGCTAAAGCTAGCAAGAATACGCCTACCAGACAGGCAAAAGACAATACTGCCGGGTCTTACTTAACCACTCGCGGTAAAAAGAAGAGCCAGTTGGATAAAGCTTTTAACTACACTCTGGAGTAAGCAATGGCAATCAGTTCCCACAATGAATGTTTAACCCTTTTAAAAGAAGCACAAGAAGCCGAAGAAGACAATCGTGAAATGTCTAAAGAGGCTGATTTGTTTTTAAATAAGAGGGATGGGCAGTGGGAATCTGCTGTCCTTAACACATTCAAAAACAGGCCAAAATACACTTTTGATGAGTGTAATCCGATCATTGACGGCATCATGGGTGAGGTTGAGGCTAATGACTTCGGTATTACCGTTAGTCCCGCTGGAGGCGAGGCTACTAAAGAAATAGCTAAGCTATATGAAGGAGCGATACGCACTATTGAGCGAATTTCGCAGCCTCCTGCAAGATTTACATACAATCATGCAGCCAGGACTATGATAAGTACTGGTTTTGATGCCTGGCGTGTTGTTACAGAATTTCGTGATGGTGACTCATTTCAGCAAGATCTTATGATTCGGCATATACCCAACGCTCAGGACTGCGTTTGGTTTGATCCGAATGCTGTTTTACCTACAATGGCGGATGCGGATGTTGCCTGGAATCTTTCTTCTATTACAAAACGGGCTTACGAGAAAAAATATCCTGAAGGCTCTGGAATGTCAGTTAGCCAAGGGTTAGTAACTTCTGTCTATACCAATAAAAAGCCTGATGAGGTAATCATCGGTGAACTACTTGAGCGCAAGACTAAGTACCGCGAATTGGCGCTTATGACGAACGGCGCGGTTTACGTAGTTGACCAAGAGTTTTCCTTGGTAGTGGATGAACTCCGTAAAGCCGGCATCGATGTCCATAAAACGCGTAAACGCGCGTATAAAGAGGTTCAACAGCGTATATTCGATGGCAGCGCGTGGCTTACTGAGAGTAAACCCACTGTTTTTTGCTACATACCTATTGTTCCTGTTTTTGGCAACTATAGAATATCTGAGAATAAAATTATCTACTGGGGTCTTATCGAGAAATTGATGGATCCGCAGAGGGTAATTAACTACTCTGAATCACGTAAAATTGAAGAAGGCGCTTTAGCTCCTAAAGGTAAAATTTGGGCAACTAAAGACCAGGCCAAATCTCCTGATGTCAGAAATACTCTCAGAACTCTTAATACTAATAATGATCCAGTTCAGCTGTATGACCATGTTGAAGGTCAGAATCCTCCCGGATATATTGGATCCCCACAGTCTAATCCAAGCCTGGTAGAAACTACAGCCACGGCTCAAAATTTTATTCAAAGAACTTCTGGAACATATGACGAGGATCGTGGGACTGCTCCTGCACGTCGTTCTGGCATCGCTATTGAGAAACTCCAAACCAAATCTGATGCTCCTAAAAGAAAATGGCTTAGCTCATTGGAACTAGCGATTGGTCATACTTGTGAAATTCTGGTTAAAGCTATTCCAAGAGTTTATAAAGAAACACAAATCATATCTTTAACTGGGCAAGATGGATCAATAGATACCAAAGTTCTTTACCAAAAAGTAAGAGACGCTGAAACTGGTAAGATCATAACTTTGAATGACTTGAGTCGTGGTACGTATGGCGTCTCTTGTTCTGCTGGTCCAGCGTTTAAAACTAAACAGCAAGAAACAATTGCAGCAATCACTGATTATGCCCAGGTTGATCCGACCATTCTTCAGTTAGGCGGCGATGTACTGCTGAATAATATTAACGCGCCAGGAATGAATAAGCTCGCAGCTAGGAAGAGGCGGCAGATGGTTCTTGGCGGCCTTATTCCTCCTGACGAGTTAACTGATGAAGAAAAGAAGCTGCTAGAAGAGCAAAGCAAAGACGGGAATATGACTCCCACCGACAGAGCAAATTTAATGATTGCTCAGGCTGAGCTTGAAAACGCGCAGGGCAAAAATCAGGAACGAACGCTTAAACTGCAACTTGAAGAAATGAAGTTGCAATTAGCTGCCCAGAAAGACCGTGATAATAGAATGTTAGCTGCTATGAAGAGCTTGAATGAGCAGGTTAAGCTGCAAGCAGAAACTCTGAAGCTTATAAGAGAAGCTTCAGGTATCGAAGTGATCGCTACGCCTTCGGTTGCTCGAGCTTTTGACAGCCAGGCTAGAGAGCTTATACACACAATAACAACCCAATAACCCTACTGGAGGTATTCCAGGCACTTAACGAAAGGACTTGGCTATGGGACTGCAAGATTCAGCTAACAATCAGAAGCCTACTGGGGCTGAAAACCAGGATACGCCTACTGGGGCTGAAAACCAGGATACGCCTACTGGGGCTGAAAACCAGGACACCACGGTTTATGATGATGGGGATGAAGATGACCTGGCCGATCCTACCGCCGATCCTGCCGCCAACCCGGCTACGGATCCTGCGGCTGATCCTGCCACTGATCCTGCCACTGATCCTGCCACTGATCCTGCCGCTGATCCTGCCACCGATCCTGCTGCAGACCAGACGGCCGATCTTATTAACCAGGAAAAGGTCAACAACAGAATTAACAAATTAACCTTCGAAAAGTATGAAGAACGGAGAAAGCGAGAAGAGCTTGAAACTGAGCACCAAAAAGTCCTTAAGCGTCTAAAAGAGCTTGAGGGCGAGGCTGTAATCGAAATTCCGCCTATGCCTGATGTTTATGACCCTGAATACTCGGCCAAGTTAACAGAAAGGGACAATGCCATCCAGGCGAAAGCAAAGGCAGATGCGGCAGTTGAGCTTAAGCAGCAGCAGGCCCGCGAGGCCGTAGCGGCTAAGCAAAAGGCTCAGCGCGAGTTAGTCGATAGCCAGATCAAACAAATGCAGGCTACCGCCAAAAAGCTTGGAATCTCAGAAGAGACAATGAGCCAAGCTGATCAGACGGTATCTATGTTTATTAAAGATCCGGCTGTTGCACGATTTATCCTCGGGCACAATGACTCAGCTCTGATCGTTAATCACCTCGGCAAGAATATTTCTACTTTGGAAAAAATGGCAAATTTAGACAGTATAAACTCTGTCGCTTTCTTGGTATCAGAGGTTTTGCCTAAAGCTAAGGAGTATAAACCTGCCGTTTCTGATACTCCGGATCCTTTAGAAATCCCGGATGGAAAGCCCGGGAAAGGCAAGGATCCATACCTTGACGGGGTAACTTTTGAATAGAGAGGTATAACCAATGGCGAACAACCTGGCAAGCAACATTACTCGCAAAGTCATGCGAGCTTTCATTCCCGCTTTCGAAAAACAGCGGGTTCTCACGAAAACTGTGAACACTCAGCTGTTCGCGGGAAAATTCAATCCTTCTTCCGGTGACTACGTCGACGTCAAGCGGCCCCATCAGTACCGGTCGGTTGAAACTGCTGGTGGTGACATCTCCTCGTCTACGTGGAATGACATCGTCAGTGGCAAAGCCACCGCTCAGGTGCAGAACTACATCACGGTGCCCATCGACTGGACCAACAAGGAAGAGGCTCTCAGTCTTGACCAGCTGACTGAGATTTTGGCCCCCGCCGCCGAAACTGCCGTGATCACCCTGGAAACCAACTTCTGCGACTTTATGTACCAGCGCGCGGCCCTGCAAGTGGGCTCCGTAGGTACGGTCGTGGATGCATGGGCTGACGTCGCCACTGGCATGTCGATGATGAAGTCTATCGGTATTCCTGAAGGCATGCACCACTACGTCATGAACCCGTTTACCATTCAGAATCTGGCCGGTGCCCAAAGCGGCCTCAATTCCGCAGACCAGCTGATCCGCAGCGCATGGGAAAACGCTCAGATTGCCACTCCGTTTGCAGGTCTGCGTGCTCTGTCCAGCAACAGTTTGAGCTCCTACGTATCTGGTGCTTGCGCCGATCGTGCTGGCGCCCTGGCCTCTGATCCTGATGTTACCTATCTCACCCACAAAGACACCATGATTCAGACTCTGGCAGTTACTGGCTTTACCGCCGCAGGTACTGTCAAGGCTGGTGAAATGGTCGAGATCGTGGGTCGGTACTACGTGCATCCTCGTACCGGCAAAGTGGTTCTCAACCAATCTGGTGCTGCGATTACCTGGAAGGGTACAGTAACCGCCGATGTCACTCTGGATGGTTCCGGTGCAGGAAACCTGCTCGTTTCTGGCCCTGCGATTTATGAAGCAAACGGCCAGTACAACAACGTCAGTTCGGCTCCCGTTTCTGGCGATGTCGTGAATCTCCTGGGTGCCACGGCTACTACGTATCAGCCGAACCTGTTCTACCACAAGGACGCTTTCTCGATCGCGTTCGTGAAGCTGCCCAAGCTGTATTCTACGGATACAGTCGCTGTGACCAGTGACGGCATTGCCATTCGCTGCTCCAAGTACAGTGATGGCGACAAGAATGAGCAGAAGATCAGGTTTGACCTGCTGCCGGCTTTTGCTTGTCTGAATCCGTTCTTCGCTGGTAAAGGTTGGGGGCTGGCCTAATCTATAACCTTATAACCTGCGCAGGAGACCTGGTCTCCTGCGCAGTCCTTTAAGAAAGGATACCGTGATGCTAGTAACTGTTTATTTCCCCAAAAAGACTGAGCCCTTTTACAGAAAAGCGATTGTTGATAAAAATGATCGTTCTTTCTTCATCAGGAACGGTGCCAAAGAAACTCAGTTAGAAGCTGAGATTGTCAACAACGGTGCTGAGGATGAAGAGACCGATGAGACCTCTAAATCCTGATAAAGGCTCCGGCAAGCCAGGTTCCTTGCTATGGCACTCGCAGTTTATTACCCAATGCGAGTCATTCGAGGAACTTGGCGACTACTTACACTCAGTAACTGGAGTATCAGAAGAAAGCTTTTTTGACGCCGTTAAAGACATAGCTATTACTCATGTCAAGGAGTTTATCGATGGCAAAGGCAAATGAATTTGTAGTTGATGCTCTTGAAGACCTCGTCGTTCAAGCAGACGAAGCTCCTATTGAGCCCCCAGAGGGCCGAGCCGTTCTTAGGATGCTGAATGACATGATGGCTATGTGGGCAGCTCTCGGAGTCAATTTAGGATATACCCAAGTTGATAACTTAGGTCAGGAAGTTACTATTCCTGACGGCGCTAAAATAGGAGTTAAAGCTGGTCTTGCTATCATTATTGCTGATAAATATGATGTCGCCATAACCCCTACTTTAGCTAAGAAAGCGAAAGACGGTTGGGATGCTATTCTTAATTTGGTTGTAGAAATTGGAGAAAGTCAATATCCCGACACCCTTCCTCAAGGTTCTGGCAATAACTATCCAAGTTTTGCAAGCAATACCTTTTATCCCGATAGTCAAGGTACGATTCTTGAGGAAACCGGCGGTAGCATCGCTCTTGAAGATGACACTGAGGAGAGTTCATAATGAGAGATTCTGATATTAAAAAGAGTAAGTTCATAGCAAAATCATTATTGACTACAGGTGATTATCTGGATTTTGTACGCAATGGGCAGAATTTTCGTATCTCTTATGCGGACTTTGTGGCAAGCCTTGGTATATCTGGCAATATCGCTTCCATAGGCGATGTTACTGCTATTCCTGTATTTTATCTGTTAGGTGGAATTAACTATATCCGCAGTATTATAGGCGGATCAGCAATAACAGCTTCTTTGAGTGCTGCCGGCGGCGTTAAGCTTGATCACAATTTCACTGTCAATAAAACAGGTGCACCTGTCTTAGCTAATGAATCTGCCGTTAGCCCTACTATCAGAAGTATCGTTGGTGGAACCGGTATTACTGTAGCGGCTTCTGGTGATATCATCCAAATATCAGAATCAGGTACTCCCGGCTCTACAAAAACAGTTTACGTATACCAAGAAAGCGACTTTCCTACTGCTGTAGGTGGGGTCATTACTCTTGAAGACGATACTGAGTACTATCTGCTGAATGACGTATCGACAGCAAGCAGATTCATATTTGGCAGTAATACTGTTATAACTGGATCAGATAGTACTCTGATAAACTTGACTTATACTGGTGCAGCTACCATGTTTACTATAGCTGATAAAAGTGTTAAGATCAAAGATGTCTATCTGACCTGTACAAGCGGAACTATGTTTAACTGGACAGACTCGGTTGGTACTAACATATTCCGTTTATTCAGCTGCGGCATTAGTGTGCTCAACTTGGGCAATTTCGATGATGGAGGCATTATATACATCGATAATGTCAATGTATATGTTTTATCTGGGACAGGACTGACTTTCTCTGGCAATATCAATGTTCTTATTATCAATATTTGTGGCTTTACTAAAGCCTCAGGATCTGACAGCGTTATAGACCTTGATGCCGCTGTATTCTACTCTGTTAATATTGACAAAGTACTATTCCAGAATAACGGAACAGGATACTGTATTACAGGTGCTGCTTCTTCTGCAAATATCCAGTCTATAGGGATAGGCACTATAACTAATATTCTTCAGTTAGGTTCTGCTGATATCCTCGAAAATTTATCGCCGTTTGATGACAGATGGCAGATGGAGCTTAATTCTCAAATAGTCGACTCATATGATGAAGTCTTAACCACTCGCGGTTCTGGTAACGTGGTTATTGCCGCAGCTACAACTCCTGCTATCGTTGGTGCTACATGGACTATGCATGAAGAGCATCGTATAACAGGGACAGCGGGAGGAAGATTTACCTATAATGGTAAAGGCTCGCATGTAGTACTTCAAGCTACTATTTCATCAAGCATTGTAACTGGTACTGATGACGCAACATTCTTTTTCTATAAAAACGGCGTTCAGATAGCAGCTTCTGCTGTAACGAGAGAATACACTGCTGGCGATATTGGTAATATCAATATGCTATGGTCTGATGAGGCTGAAAATGGTGATTACTATGAGCTGTGGGTACAGAATGATGATACAGGAGTAGATATAACTATTACCAAAATAACTATGAGGATCGCAAGCTAATGCCATTTGAAAGACAAAAAGTTCCTCTTAGCAATGGATTTTATACTCTAGATTCTTTGCCTATTTCGCATCAAGAGTGCGTCAATTGGATACCGATAAAAATTGAGTATCCAGCCTTAACTGACATAGCTCTCATAGGTTCTCAAGGGATAGAGCTTTTAACTACTACTGGAGAACTTTCTGCGGATGCCAATCGCGGATCATGGGATATGGGCGGCATAGCTTACTTTGTAAATGGTACCACCCTATATAGGCTGAACGTATCTGTTGTCTTGGGCGAAGAAGTTTGGACAGCGACCTCCCTTGGTACTGTTGCAGGAACTGGCCGCGTATCTATAGCTGATAATGGCACGCAGTTAATGATACTCGTACCTGGTGGAAATGGCTATATTTATACCGTAGCTGGAGGCCTTGTACAGATAACTGATGCTGATTTTACTGCTAACGGCAATCCTCAGTATGTTGTATTTATTGATGGCTATTTTGCTTGCTCTACAGACTCCAAGAAATGGATTGTTTCAAGTCTTAATGACGGTACTGCTTGGGATGCTCTTGATTTTAGTTCTGCTGAGTCGGATCCTGATCCAGTCGTCGCGCCAATAGTATATAAAAACCTTATTTATCTTACTGGGTCTGAGACAACTGAAACTTTTCAGAATATAGGTGGTTCTGGCTTCCCATTCCAAAGAGGAAACCAGTTCTATGATAAAGGGTGCTACGCTCCCGCGTCGTTAATCGCCACTAATGAACGCTTCTTTATGATAGGCGGTGGAAAGAATGAGCGTGCCGCTATCTGGATGTTTTATCAAGGTGCTTTTTCTAAAATATCTACCATAGCCATTGATAGCGCATTACACGATTATTCTGAGGAGACTATAGAAGCAGCGTTCTCTCTTGCTTGGGGTCAAAAAGGCCAGTTTTATGTAGCATTCGTATTTACTACAACGGCTTTTATCTATAATATAACTACTGGATTCTGGCATGTTCAACAATCAGGTATACCGGATTCGAATGGTGACTTACAACAAACTCGCTGGAGGGTTAATTCTCTCGTTACTGCTTATGGCTATACTTTGGTTGGGGATAGTCAAGATGGTAGAATTGGTAGATTGGACGATAGCGTCTATCAAGAATATTCTAATAATATTGTAAGGGTTTTTTCTACTCAGCCTATGGCAAGTATAGGCAATTCCTTCCGGGTTCCACTTATAGAATTGACTATGGAACCTGGCATTGGGAACTCATTATGCTCAGATCCAAGAGTTTCTATGGCAATATCAGAGAATAATTTTACTTTTGATTATGAGCGCAGCAGACGCATAGGAAAACCTGGAAAATACGGGCAAAGAACTATATGGCGTAAAAATGGCAGAGTACCGCGATTTGCGACTACTAGATTCCGCTTGTCTGATCCTGTTAAACCTGTAGTAGTTAAATTGGAAGTAGGTTTTTCTTAATACTTATTGAGGAGGTTTTATAATGATGACTGCTGATGAGAAAAAGGCATTTTCGAGGGACCTGTACATGGAGGGTTACTCAAAAGCTCAAACAGCTGCACTGCTAGCTATCAGTGACGCACTTATCGATGATTATTGGGAGGAGTGGGAAGCCGCTTGGACGAAAGACGATGTGATCGAGTATATCCGCAATTTCGGTGTAGATATGGGTGTGGAACACGGTGCTGGCGCCATCGGAACGGCTTTTGCTCCCAAAACTACTCGGCGCATTGAGAACGGCGTCATTATCACTGAGATCCAGGTAGATATCACTGGGCTCGGCTGTAAGGGCGATGCTCAGGGCGATGCCATCGGCTTGGTCGCTGGCGGTGCAGCTTTCATCGGCCGGTATGTCTCAGCAGTATGTGGCATCTGCCATAAAATTGAAATGATCTGCCTCGTAGCCCCTACTGAGGATACTGCGACCTACGAGCCTGATATTGACCTAATGGCTGAAGATGACGGAGACGTTGAATACGACGGCCCGGTCGATGATACAGTCATCGCGGCTGGCCGTGACTGGGTTGCAGGTGAAATGGCTGTCAACTATACCCCGAAATTGACTGACAATGACTATTTATACCTGGGTGAGGGTGACACGGGTGGCGCTACTGGGGTATATGCTACTGGACAGTTCCTGATCCGCTTATACGGGCATCCTGTACTCGCAGCATAATAAAGTGAGCCATGAGAAGAACAATAAACCAATTTGATCCGTCTATTACTCCTTTGGTATGGCCCACGACCGGAATGACTCATGACACTTTTAACCTTTGGGTACGTCAGGTCACCGAGCGTGGGCTTATCATAGGAACTGGTAATCCCGAGAACGTCGTTACTGCTCAACAAGGTGTTGAATACATGGATGAAGCTGGTCCTGCAGGTGCTGTCAAATATATTAAACAAGTTGCTGATATAGGCGGTGATAGATCGAAAGGATGGGTGGCTATTGGATAGTCTAGTTCAATTAAAAGATATATTTAAAGATCTTACTACTGCTGAGAAAGTGCGTGAATTCGTTGACTTAGTAAAAAAGCAGGATCAAGTAGACTGTCCTACGTACCATTTTTTCAGCCCAGGTCTTTATGTACGACAGCTTAATGTGCCTGCTGATACTGTATTAGTTGGGTATAAGCTGAAGCATAAACACCTTAATATCTTTCTTAAAGGCGCAGTTACTATAGTCATAGATGGCGAGGTAAGAAGAGTAGAAGCTCCTATGATATTTACTGGCGAACCTGGTAGAAAGATAGGGTATGTAGAAGAAGACATGGTTTGGCTTAATGTCTTTCCTACCGATGAAACCGATATTGCTACACTAGAAGATATGTTCTTTGATAAAAGTGATCAATGGACAAAAGAGGAGCTTGCAAATCTTGGTAAGTTAAACCGTTGTTCTGCTGAACGCGAAGATTATGAAAGCTTTCTCAAAGAGACTGGCTTTACTGAGGCGCAGATCAGAAAAGAATCAGAGTATGCCGGTGATCTGGTACCTTTTCCTGATGGCATGTACGCTATAGCAGTATTCCCGTCACCAATAGAAGGAAAAGGACTTTTTGCAACAGCGTCTTTTGCTTCTGGTGATTATATTGCTCCAGCAAGAGTTGGAATTTTCAGAACTCCTGCAGGTAGATATACTAACCACAGTGGTAAACCAAATGCTAAGTTAGTTGATATTAATGGCGACTTACATCTGCTAGCTAGAAAGCCGATTCGTGGCAATCAAGGCGGTATTATTGGTGATGAGATAACGATAGACTACCGAGAGTCTATACAATTTAGGCCTAAAGAGGTGTAATATGTCCGGAGCTATAACGGCAGCAGTAGGCGGGGCAGTAGTTGGCGGGATGATTTCTGCTAAAGGTTCCAAAGATGCAGCTAAGACATCAGCCAGAGCTACTAAAGAAGCAAGCGATGCTATAATTGCAGAGACTCAGAAAGCGAGAGCTGAGATTCTTGACCGCATGACTCCTGCTTTAGCTGATTATGGCAGAGAAATTGATAACTTACAGAGCTATGTCGCTGATGGTACAGTAGATGTAATGCAAATTTTGAGTGATTCTACTCAGAATGCTATGCAGGTACTTACTCAGTCTGGCGCTAATGCTAAGCAAGCTCTTTTGGGGTCGGCTGCAAGTGCTTCTGGTGTTCCTCGTACTGAATTTACTCAGCAGTATCAGCAAATTCAGAGTTTACCTCCCGCGCAGCAGAATCAGGCTATTCAGCAAGCTTTTCCCCAGGCTGCTCAGACGTTACAATCTATGGGCACTCCTTCTACTGTAGCGTCTACAGTACCTGATACTACTGGAACTACATATGGGGCAGACCCTGCAGCTCCTGGGCCCCAGTATCCCAGTCCTTTCGGTGAAAGATATGCTGCCGGTACTCAGGGATTCAGGAATGAAAGCTCTCCTATAGCTCAGCTAGCTATGGCTCCTGCTGTACTTGATACCCTAGATCAGGTACTGTATGGGGATCAAACTGCGCCGCCGCGTACCGAAGTGCCTTATCAAAGCCCTACTACCGAAGCTCCTGACGCAATTAATATGGTGCAGAATGCGGCTGGTGAGTTTGTTCCTGCGGCCACCGCTGACCCTGCCGCAGGAACAGGCTTTTACGGCGCTATGCAACAGCTGACAACTGGTGAGCAAAGAAGTCTTGCTCAGCTTGCGGCTGGTACAGGGCAGGCTAGAGCAGATGTTATAGGTGGAAGAGAGGATGCTCTATCAACTATTGCCGGTGCCAAAGGAGAAGCTTTAGGACGTATTCAGCCTTATTCTGAGGCCGGAAGATCTGCTCTTGATATGGAAGCTGCGCTTTCTGGTGCTCTTGGTCCTGAAGCACAGCAGCAAGCTATTAACTCTTTTATTGAGTCTCCTGGTCAGCAGTACCTTAGAGAACAGCAAGAGCAGGCGCTGTTGAGGAACCAGGCTGCCATAGGCGGCTTAGGCGGTGGCCGAGTACGTACGGCTCTACAGGAACAAGCTTTCGGCATAGCGTCTACACAGCAGCAACAGTATTTGACAAACTTAAGAGACTTAGCAGTTCGTGGACAGACAGCGGATACGACTGGAGCTAGTATCGTTCAGTCGGCGGGTACGCAGTCAGCAGCGATCCAGCAAGGCGCTGCTGCTCAGCTTGCGCAGTTAGCTGAAGCTCTTGGCGTCAGAGGAGCAAATCTTACTCAGTTGACGGCGCAACAGAAGTCTGAGTTGGCTAACCAGACAGGGCTTTCTTTGGCAGCGCTAGAACAAGCCATTGGAGCTGCGCAAGCAGGTACTCTTGCGCAACTTGGCGGAGCTCAGGCTGCTGCGTACTCTGGTGGTCTTGCTGATATAGCGAACTTAGGACAGGTTGGTGCAGCGAATCAGTTATCGGGCCAGCAAAATATTGCTCAAATTCTCGCTAACTTGGCTACTCAGTCTGGTAGCCAGGTGGCTAATCTTACTGCTGCCGGAGGCTCAGCTCTTGCAGCTGGTCAAGCTCAGTCTGCCGCAACTTTAGGGCAGACCGCGCAGGACGTTGGTAATATAGCCGCTTATACTCTCGCAAACAGAGCAGCTGCTGTAAATCCGACTCCATCTACGTGGGCGCCTGCTGGGAACCCAACTACTGACTTAGTAATGAATACCGGAATGTCTAGATAATAGGAGATAAACGATGCCGGATATGACTGCTTTTGCAAATGTAAGATCACCGTTACGGTCTACAGGATTAGCTTCAGTAGCTGCTATACGCATGGGAGAAGAAGACCAGCGCATAGAAGAAGACAGGGATTTTGAGAAAGAAAATAGGCTTATTGGACAGCAGGCCTTTAGCGCCTGGTCCAAAGGTCAAACTCAAAACTTCCAAAAAGCTATAGGCGTCCTTTCTACTAGAGACCCTGATGCAGCAGCCAAAATGAACCTTATCTTTGGTGATCTTGATCGTACTAACTTTGTAGAAAGCGCTTTTCATGTTTATAACGCAGCGCGTAGTACAGATCCTGCTGCGCAAGACGCCGCTCTTGATAAAGCCCTTGATGTTCTCGGCACTCAGCCGGATCATCCAATGGCCTTGAGCCTTCAAGAAATAAGAAGTATGCCTAATGAGACTAAAGAGGAGAAAACGGCAAAGCTTGCTAAGATATTTCAAGCAGTAGATATGGCTGATCAGTGGAACGCCTATCCCAGGGAAAAAGATATGAGATCAGCCGCTGCAAAAGCTCCTACTGCGACCGACGTTGATGACTATGTACGGCGAGCTAATGAAGAGTCAATTCGGCTTTATGGGAAGCCTCTTACTCCTGGCAAGCAAAACGAAGCCGCCTTAGAGTATAAACGTGCTCAGGAAAGTGAAGTTCGTAAAACCAGGCTGGCTTTACGTGGAGCTGACGCTGCTACTGCAGAACTTATCAAGCGCAACGAAGAGCTTGGAAAGGCTATGGCTACAATTGCCACAGCGGGGGCTGTGCTTGAAGCTAAGGGAGAAATTACGCCGCAGCAAAAAATATCTAAAGCTAAGGCCCGTATGTCTGGTAGCCTTGTTGAGCTTGTCAATCATTATAAAGACCTTAGCACTATGGGTGCCATTATCAATACTGATAAAGACGCCTTAGATAATATCTTTGCTGCTACGCGGTCTTCTACTGCCGGTCAAGCTATTGGCCGAGTATTTGGCACAAAACCGCAGTCTGTAAGAGCAAAGATTAATAAGCTGATTCCTCTTATCGTACAGGACATCAGGCAGTCAACTGATATGTCAGCTAGAGGTCTTGATAGTGAAAAAGAACTTGAGTTTTATATGCAGGCGGCTACTGATCCCAAAACGGATTTGCAGTCAAATTACGCTGCTATAGCCGTATTAGATGAGGCGTATGGAGACGGCAAAATTGCAGAACAGCTTAGAGCTCAGTCAGGCCTGATTGATATGAAAGCTTTAGACGCAATTAAGGCTGAAGGAAACCGCATACTGCAAGGAACTACTAAGCAGTATACTCAGCAGAATCCAGCCAAACCAATGACTGAAGAAGAGTTTAATGCTCTACCTCCTGGGTCGCATTTTATTGATCCCGACGACGGACAATTATACGTAAAATAAGGATGTTCTATGGCCAGATTTCAAGGAACTCTAGTTGGAAGGCCTAGGTTTGGAGGCAAGCTTGTAACTGAAGCTGAGCCTGCGCCTGCACCGGCACAAGCGCCGCCTACACCGCCTACACCGGCACAAGTGCCGCCTACACCCGCACCTGCTTCTGATCCCATTGATACTTTTTTGACTGGGGCTGGACAGTCTATCGTATCTATGCTTCAAGGCGTACCGATGGCTGAGGCTGCTGCTAATCTAGTTACGTCAACTTATGGGGTTCCTTTAACTGGACTGGCCGGTCTTTTAGCTCTTCCCTTTGGTACTGATACTGCTGAAAATGTGATGAATAAAGCTCAAGAAGTTTTAATTTATCAGCCGCAGTCACAAGGCGGCCAGCAACTTCAAAAAGCTGTGGGATATCCTATGGAAAAGCTCCATGAATTAGCTGGAGCTACTGTTGAGAGAACCGGATTGGAAGATGAACCTGCCGCTGCTGCAGCTGTACATACAGCTGTAGAAGGCCTACCAGTTATAATCGGGGCTCGCATAGCCCACTTGCGTACTCCCGCTAAACGCGCTGCAGTTCTTGATGCTAAGACTGCAGAAGCAGTTAGTAAAGGAATTGATAAAGCAATTAAGCCATCTGTAACTGGCAAAGATACTGCTGGTAAGCTAGCTTTATATAAGCAAAAGGCTAAGACTGCTGTTGAAGAGATAGTTAAGAGAAAAGATGATTTAAAGTATGTTGATGAAACCGGAACAGAAACGACTGGACTTCCAAAAACTCTTAATGAATTTTCGCAGGCTATTGAGCAGACCAAGCGCCAGGTCTTTGAAGAATACGATGCTTTAGCTAAAATTACTGACAAAGAAGCTGCGCCTTTCAGTATGAAAGAGGCAATCAGTGAACTCGATAAAATTATTGATAGTGAACCTCTAAACGCCGTATCGCCTGAAACTGTAAAATATGCTTTTGAGCGCCAGGCTTCTTTAGAGTCCGCTAGCATTACTTCAGCTACTGAGCTTCAAGAAACTATTCAGATACTAAATCAGTCTTTAGAACACTATCATAGAGCGCCGTCTCCCGCTACCAAAGGAAAGGCTTTAGTTGACGCTTTAATAGCCAATAAATTCAGAGAACAGTTAGACAGTAAAATTACTAAAGCAACAGGTCAGAATTATCGTCAGCTTAAACAGACTTATGGCTCTTTGCGTAGCATTGAAAAGGATGTGACTAAGAGCGCTATGGCTGATGCGCGAAAAGCTGGTAAGGGCCTAATCGATTTTACTGATATTTTTATTGGAGATCAAATTGTTCGCGGTATGATACTTAAAGATCCGTCTATGATCGGAGCAGGTGCCGCAGCAAAATCTATTTCGCTTTACTATAAGTACTTAAATAACCCTAACCGCTTAGTTAAAAATATGTTCTCTGAAGTAGATAAATTAAAGCAGCAATAAGAGGGCTAATTATGTCAAGAGTACTTCCTGCATTCTCGCAATTTTTTGATGACGCTGGTGACCCGCTAGAAAATGGCTGGTTAAGGTTTCTTATCTCAGATACCAACAATTCAGATAAGAATACTTTCAACGATGCCGATCAAACTATCCTCAATGCTAATCCTCTTCAACTCGACGCGGCAGGCAGGTGCCCTGATGTATTCGGGCAAGGTATTTATAGAATAGTTCTGTATGAGCATAATCCTGTTACAGGATTACCAGGTACTCAGCTTCAAGTTTTTGATCCCGTGACAGCAGAAGATGTACTTCCGGGCGCAGAGGGATACTTTGCTGAATGGATTTCTACTGTAGTATATAATGTAGGATATATCGTCTTTTACGATGATAATTTCTATGAGTCTGTTACCTCCGCTAATGTAGGGAATGTGCCAGACATAAACCCCGACCATTGGCAGCAGATAGAGTTTTTACGCTTCTGGAACCAGTATGTTACGTACGCTGAGGACGATATAGCGATATACGATTCTCAGTTATATTTCTCTAAGGTAAATGGCAATCTTAACAATACCCCCGATGTATCACCTGCTGAGTGGGAACCTACTGCCTCAGGTACTATCTTACTGAATTGGGAAGAGTCTGGTACAACTTTTCAACCGTTGTTTACCGGATATAACTTAGGCGCTCCCTCAAATATGATAGGTAATGTGTACCTGCAAGACTCAGGTATTATCTACTTAGGAGACAGCCAAGATGCCTCTATCTATCATAACGGTACTTCTTTCTTTTTGTGGTCTGCTGGACAAGTTACTATAGGAACTTCTGGCGCATCTGCTATTAACTTAGCTACAAGTGGTGCTACTAAATGGAGTCTTACAGCTGCGGGTGTATTGGTTCCTGCCGCTGAGTATGACATAGGCAGTACCTTGCTGCATATCGGTAATCTATACCAAGGAGATAGTAAGAGTCATTTCTTTGGCACTGACCAAGACGCTTCTATAAACCATGACGGGACTGACTTTTGGATCTTAAATGGCACCGGTGTTTTAAACATAGGGAATTCCTCGGCCTCGGCTATTAATCTTATAGTAGATTCTTCTACGAGATGGAGCATAAACGCAACCGGTGATATCATACCTGCCTCTCCTTACAGCATCGGCGAAGCTTTAAGCCCTATAGCGAGTTTGTACCAAGTTGACGGTGCTGTGCATTCTCTTGGTACAGATCAGGACGCTAACTTAGTATTCGACGGAAGCGATTTTTATATTACTACAACTAGTGGTAATATGATTATTGAGCCGTCTGTGGACCTTATCCTCAACGGATGGACAGTAACTTCTGCCGGAGTTCTGTTTCCGGGTATTGCTAACTCTTTCGATATTGGTACTACGGCTTACGAAGTAAGGCATATTTACGTAGGTGATTCGGGCTTGATATATCTTGGATCAGATCAAGACGGGTACGTAAGACATGATGGCTCTGACTTTTATATATCTACGGGAACTGGTACTTTTATTTTAGGTACTTCTGGTGCGAATAATATACGGTTTTTCTCTACTGCTGTTGAACGGTGGGTGATTGAAGCTGCCGGTAACTTTGTGCCTTTTGCTGACAATTCGTACGATATTGGTGACTCTACGCACAAAGTAGCTTACGCATTTTTGGGTAATGCTCCTACGTTAGGCGCCCATGCTGCCAATAAGACTTATGTAGATCCTACGTGGACTCCTACTAATTATTCTCTGGATGTTGGCGAAACAAAGCTGATAGATCAGCATCTATCAGGAATTGACACTGCTGTAGGAAACATTGGTGCAGGTTCAAGGACTATTTCAAAGCATACTGCTACAGCAGGTCAAACCGCATTTACACATTCAAAGACAGTAGCTACGGAATTAGTATTTTTCAATGGTGTCCTCCTGTGGAGTACTACAGACTATACTTTCTCTGGTACTGTGGTTACTCTTACTACGGCTGCTAATGCGGGTGATGAAGTAACCATTATCACCATTGATGACTTTCCTATCACAGATGCTGTTGATAAAACAGGCGATACTATGACAGGCCTGTTAGTCTTATCTGGCGATCCTACAGCGGATTTAGGCGCGGCCACTAAGCAGTACGTAGATGCTGTTCCAAGGGATAACTTATTAATCAATCCTGAGTTTAGTATCAATCAGCGTGGTGCTGTAAGTGGCGCAAATCTTCCAAATTTTAAGGATTATTTCCTTGATAGATGGTATGCTGCTAATGCTAATTCAGCACCTTCGTGGTCCTCTGGCGTGCTTACTATTCCTGCCGGCGATGCGGTTGGTCAAATTGTAGAAAGCGCACAGGCTGGTACGTATACTCTGTCATGGGAGGGTACGGCAGAGGCTCTTGGTGGGGAGACTTCTCCTTATACATTTGTTCATGCTGGTGGGAATATCACAGTATACTGGGAAGCTGGTACGCTAGAGCAGCCTATGCTAGTGGCGGGTTCCTACGCAGCACCGTTTTACAGAAGAAAGGCAGCTGAAGAACTTGCCCTGTGTATGCGATATTACATAGTTATGGCCTCAGACCAGCCTATAAGACTGTCTACTGGCAAGACTGAAGTTGGTCAGACATATTATGACGGCACCGTATATCCGGTACGTATGCGTACCTCTGCTACCGTCGTAATAACGGGATCATCTGAGGCAGGTGCCGGCTTTAATGGGCAGGATGAAACGGATGTAGTAGTTAACTATGCGACCGATGAAGGCTTTCGATGGGCGATTGAAGCTACTACAGCATCTACTGGGGCTTCAAGCTTTGGCGTATCATTCACTGCTGATGCTGAACTATAATAGGAGAGCCAAATGACAGAAGCGAGAGTATTAGGTGATATAGGTCACATCTTAGACCGCGGTAATATTCTGATTAATCCTCAGTTTGATATTAATCAGAGAGAGTGGGCGTCCGGTGGTAATTTAGTGGCCGTAGGCGATTATGCTATGGACCGATGGTGTGCCGCTATAGCTAATACGGCTCCTACTCTTTCAGGTGACATACTTACTATTGCAGCAGGAGATGCTATAAAGCAGATAGTTGAGGATGTGAATATCCCTAATGGTGACTATACGATATCGTGGGAAGGTACTGCTCAGTTATCTATTGACGGAGGCGCTGATCAAAGCTCGCCGCATTCTTTCACTGTTTCTTCTGGTACTGACGTTGAGATTGAGTTTGGTCCAGGCACTCTGCAACAGCCTATGCTTGTTCCTGGTGATTTTCCACTTCCTTTCATTCGTAGACAGTATAGCTATGAGCTTATACTATGTCAGCGGTATTTCCTCCGTATGCTTGGTGGCCGTAATGGCTATGGATATAGATATATGGATTCCGCATTTGTCAACTGTGTAGGCCAATCCGGCCAATTTCCTGTTACAATGCGTACAGATCCGGCGACAACTATAGCAGTTGCTCCTACGTATACTCAATGTATACTAGACAACATAATTAGTACTAACGAGGGCTATGCTATGCGTGTCGAGGTATCAAGCGCAGATCAGTATAGGGTATACGGAGGAGAATTTGACTTTGATGCAGAACTTTAATAAGGAGTGAGATATGGCGGAATACAAGCTTTTAGGTGACAGTAGCGAAGGTGTAAAACATATTCCTACAGGAATGTATATTCCTAATAATGTAAGAAATAGGCACTGGAAAGCCTATCAGAAATGGCTTGAAGCCGGGAACACGCCGGAACCTCAGTTTACTGCTGAAGAGCAAGCTGAAAATGCTAAGAAGGCGGAAAAACTGGCCATGAAAAACTCTCTTTCAAGTGTAGATCTGAAATCCCTCAAGCTGCTATCTGTGCTTATTGACATAGGTATCGATAAAGGCCTCTGGACTGAGGAAGAGTTCAAAAAGTCCGGCAGTAGTATTCTGGATGACGTAAAAGAAGCGAAGGGCATCGCAGACGCTTTAGATACGCTAGAAAAACAGACAAAGCAAAATGACAGATAGAACTGATGATAGGCGGCAGAACCCTCATAATAGACGGGATAACGCGCCGTTTATTTGGCCGCATGATAGCTGTGAGGATGACTGTCCAGTCGCCATACGTAATCACGAGAGAATAACTACTCTATTTCATCATGTAGATGAAATGAGAGGAGATATAAAGTTGTCTGTCAAATGGAAACACTTTGTCTGGATCATCGGTGGTCTTATGGCAATAGTAGGTACTGTCAATGCAATGGTCTATGACTCATACCAAAGAGATAGAACAGACATATTACAGTTGCTATCTAGTAATCAAAAGATTATACAGCAGAACGTAAACCGCATTGACATACTCATAACTCGTTTTGATGCTAATACTGTACATAGAGACGCTATGGCCATGCGCTATAGAGAAGACCAAGTTAGGCTGCAGCGCACTTTAACCGAACTACATGAAGATGTCAAAGTATTAAATAGGTATATAGGCCATAAGCATATGACTAACGAAGTTAACTCAGAAAGGGTAGGTGAAGAATGAAGAGACTAATGCTGTTTTTTCTGGTATTGTGTGTAGTGTTTTCTCCTGTAATGGCTTTGGCAGGATGGATCACAGCAAATCAGGTTACGGTATCCTGGGATTATAACGATACGTCGGATCTTAAAGAGGGTGAGAGACTGATCTACCGTGTTGTTATGGCTGATATCGTAGTTGATCCTGACAAAGCGAATCCGGCACTTGTAGGAGAGACTTTAGAAAATACTTTAGTTATTACCATGACAGAAAGAGGCCAGTACCGAGCCGGCGTCAAAGCTGTATTTCAAATCAATATAGGTGATACATGGGAGGATGTGGCAGAGTCTCTTATAGCATGGTCTGATGATCCGACTGTAACAAAAGACGGGATTATTTTCGGCATACGGTTTTACCCGTCTCCGGCTATACCTAAGGGGCTAAGTACTCTATGAAAGGAGGTGGTGTAGTTGAAAGAGATGCTGATTAAGCAGTTGGTTACTGTCCTGCTGTCGATGCTCTCTCCTGAGATGCTCAGAAAAGCTATGGATGCTCTTCTGGACATCGCTGAAGAAGCCGTCGAGAAATCAGAGACTAAGGTTGACGATTCTATCGTATTGCCTCTATGTTCTTTGATCCGCTCAACTTTTAACATTCCTGACGAGGATTAACTAAGTTACGTAGGGGGCAACGATGGGTAGACTAATTGAGGCATTTGCACAGTTTTTTGATGACGATGGTGAGCCTCTTGTTAATGGGTGGCTTGAGTTTTTGGAGTCTAATACCAATAACACTTTAAAAGACACCTATTATGATGAGAATCTTCAGACAGTCAATGAGAACCCGCTTCAGTTAGACGCTGCCGGTCGTTGCCCCAGTGTTTTTGGAGAAGGAAGCTACCGTGTAGTTTCTTATACTAGAAACTTAGAAGATGAATCTGATTTAGGCGAACAGATTCAAGTATTTGATCCTGTTACTGCAGCTGGTGATGCCGGAAGTGGAGGGGGCGGAGCAGGGTTAGTCAGCTGGAGCGCTTCTGATACCTATGACGTTGGGGATATAGTATCCTACAATAATAAGGTATATAGATCTCTGGTCAACACGAACTTTAATCTTAACCCGGCTGTAGAGACCTCATCCTGGGAAGAGATTGAGTTCTTGCAGGTATGGAATATTAACGTAACATACGAAGTAGATAGTGCCGTTCATTATGATGGCAATTTATATACCTCTTTGATGTCGCTTAATACAGGAAATCAGCCTGATGAAAGCACTTCTTATTGGCGTGCTATTGCTTCAGATTATTATGCTACTAGTGTTAAGACAACGGACTATGAAATCTTACCTTCTGAACGCGGTAATTTCTTTATACTTGGGAGTACTGCTGTCACTGATTCTCAGTTCGATTTGCCTGTTATGGGTGCCACTACAGACTTATTCAGAGTGGGCATTTATAATCTTTCAGATTACGCTCTAACCTTGAGTGCTCTTGACGCTAAACCCATATGGATTGATTCTGGTAGTATTATCCTTGCCAAAGGAACTAGCGTCGATCTTATATACGTTAATGCAGTAGGTGCTTGGATAGCTCTAAACAATGTGGCTCCCATTCTTGGCGGCCAGAATATAGGTACGGCAGCCGTGCCGGTTGAAGATATTTATTCTACCGTCCTGCACGAAACTACAGTTCCCGATAGCGAGAACCTTTATTTTGGTACGGATCAGGATGCTTATATCCTCCATGACGGCTCTGACTGGTATATTCGTTCCTCTGTAGGCGCACTGACCTTGGGAACTATTGATACAGAGGCGTTGTACCTTGCTACTAATAACCTATTAAGATGGGCTGTAAGTTCAGATGGTCACTTCTTGCCGCAAGCCGGGGACTCATACGATATAGGTGAGCTTACTACTACTATCCGTAATATCTTTATGGGGGACAGCGGGCAGATTGTATTTGGCACTGATCAAGACGCCTACATAAAGCATGATGGGTCTAACTTTTATGTAGTCACTGAAAACGGTATAATGTATATCACAAATGCGACTGCTAATGCCATAGTCTTCGGTACAGACAGCATCGCTAGATGGGGCCTTAATAGTAGTGGACACCTTATACCAAACTTAGATGACTCCTACGACATAGGCTCCTCATCTTTCTTGGTACAGAACATTTGGGTGGCTGGTCCTCCTGACGCTGATAACAAAGCTGCTAACAAAGCTTACGTAGACTCGATGTCAGGGTATAACAATAATATACTCATCAATCCTGGATTTTACATCAATCAAAGGGCTATAAGTAGCGGTACAAATATAGCCTCTGCCGGTTCTTATTTCCTAGACAGGTGGCGTACCGCTGTAGCTAACGTAGCTGCTGTTTGGGCCAATGGTATATTAACCCTCCCTCCTAATGACTCTGTAGAGCAAGTCATTGAAGCTATTAATATTCCTGCTGGCACGTATACCCTATCATGGGAAGGCGATGCTATAGCTTCTGTTGATGGAGGAGCAGATCAAACATCTCCGTATACCTTCGTAGTATCCGGTGGTTCTAATGTTACTGTCGAATTTACAGCGGATGCCAGTTCACGTACTGTATCTGAACCTGTGTTAGTACGAGGATCTAGCGCAGTACCGTTTTCGTCAAGATCTATACAAGAAGAAATGACACTGTGTGAGAGGTATTATCAGAAAGTAAACTATAACTATAGTGGCTCTTCTATAAGTGGCGTATACTATATGGCAGAGACTACATTTAAAATTAATATGAGGTATACGGCTAGTGCTGTAGTTACTACCTCTTCTAGAGTAGTTCGTGGATTTCCCAGTACAGCTCCTAATACTTTTATGCTGAGGCCTGGCATAGGAACTCCTGACGACTATGTGGGTATAAGGGTGGCTGACTATGCTAACACAGACTATAATGAAGCGTATTTCTATGGCTACGCAATAATAAATTGTGAGCTATAATTCTAACCTTACCGAAAGGCTGTAAAATGATTCAGATTACGTACGCTCAGGCAAATGCTCTTACGTCGCCCGTCATCAAGAACCTGTTCAATGATACGTCGAGAAGGTTTCCGTTCTTGGATGCTATACGGCTGTCAAACATGTTGGGCGATATTGACAAGTCCTTGGTGAATTACAGAAAGGGCTTCAAAAATCTGATCAAAGATACCAACGGAATAGTCCTTCCGAATGGGCTAGTCAAGCACGAGAATGAAGATGACCGCATCGAATTTGAAGCTGCTGTAAACTCCATCAACAACGAAAAGATAGAGATCAACGGCTTTCTTTTGGTACTGTCTGATTCGTGGCCAAACCTTACACTTGCAGAGGCTGCCATCCTCAAGCCTTTGATTAAGGAGATCGACTATGCCAAAGAAGATGGAAAAGAAGTTAAAGCGGCAAGCTAAGAAGAAAGGCCTTAAAGGAAAGAAGGCAAAGGCATACGTCTACGGCACTATGCGTAAGACGGGTTGGAAACCTAAAAGAGAAAGGAGTGGTGCCAATTACAGGCTAGAGTAGTGAGCGATGTGACTCCTGGAAGCAGTCACGCAAGCGGAAAAAGAATGAGGGGTGTCCAGAATCTGGTGAGTGGACACCCCTCATTTTTCTGTATTACAGCTAGATCTTGTTTTCGTCAAGCTTGTGATCCCCACACCAGTCAGAAGGGAATACTACAGGATAGCCGTTGTGGGTGGGACACCTTCTACGGCACCTTCCCAACAGTTCGCCTTTCTTGACGAACCAGATACAGCTGCTGCAGCGCATTCCTACAGATCTTCCTACCCACGGATCAGGTGGATCTAAGGGGCCAGGAGCCGGTACAGAGACATTGGTTTTCTTTTTTACAGCCATGTTTTTACCTCCGTAATGCGTTTAAGAGTCTTTCTTGTGTTGCGTCCTTTGCCTTTAGAACTTTACTAATACGCTCGTCTGTTGTACCCTCCATTATTAAGTGGTTTATGATAACTGCGTTTTTCTGCCCTTGCCGGTATATGCGTCCATTTAACTGTTTATAGTGCTCCAGAGACCAGGTTAATCCGTACCATAAGACTATATGCCCACCAGACTGTAAATTGACGCCGTGGCCTAGTGACGCAGGATGGCATAATAACAACGGAATTTTGTTGTTATTCCAGTCCTTAATATGCTTCTGTGCCAAAGAAGGTGATGTACCGCCTGCTATACATGGTACATCCCGCTTTAGTACAGTGTTTATCATCTTGCGCTCAAACTTAAATTGCAGCGGACATAAAATTGGTTGACCTGCACACGATTCCATTAGCTCTTTTAGGGCCTCTATTTTGATCATGTGTATTGGATAAAACTCGCCGTTGCCATCATCGGTATACACAGCGCCCTGGATAAACTGCCGCAGTTTCATAGATAAAGCCCCAGCACTAAATGCGGATGCCGATGACTTTTCAAACTCTAGTAAAAAGTCATCCTCCAGTTGCTTATACTGAGCCGCAGTTTTCCTTGGCATCGTAAGCTTAATTTCATTATGTATGTATTCCGGCATATCCAAATAGTCTTCAGCTTTCAACCTGTAAGTTACTGGTTTTACTCGCTTTTCTATCTCTTTATAGGAATCCCTACGCAACGTTGTTTTGTACAATGGCGGGCCAGTATAATGAAAGTATACCCCACGGTACTTAAAATATGAGTCAAAAAGAGTCTTACCACGGTCTAGTAAAAAATACTGAGTCCACAATTCATGGTACCCGTTAGGAGCAGGTGTTGCTGAAAGACAGAGTTTATAGTCGAGCCATAGCGGATGCATACTTTTGAGTAGTTTAAACCTCTGTGTAGTATGCGACTTAACCATAGACGACTCGTCTATAATAAGCATACGCTTTTTCCAAAGCTTTTTAGACTTCAAAATTTTGTTGTGCAGCCATTTAAGCCCATGAAAGTTAATGAGTAAAATATCTGCATTTGTGGTTGCAAATATTAAATCTTTATTAGGCCCATGTAAAATATCACAGGTTAAATTTAATCCCCATTTTTCTATTTCAGCAGGCCATGTAGTATACATAGGCTGGATAGGAGATATTACTAATGCTGGAACATTTAAGCGTTTAGCTATGGTTAAAGCAATAATAGTCTTTCCTAGCCCCATATCAAGGGCTAAAAAAGCTTGCTTAGCTGTAGTAGCAAAGTCCACCGCATTCTCTTGGTACTGGTGTAAAGTTAGCTCAGACACTCTTATATTTCCTTTATTCTTCTTTTTTGAAAACCTAGTATATATGTATAGGCCCTAAAAATTCCTCTTTTAAGTTCTTTTTAGGGCCTTATAACATGCTCAACTAACTTAAATTCAGTCAGGTTCTTCTTAATCACTCAAAGTCTCTGATGTCGAAACCCGACTTTCGAGATATTTAACCACGTCATCATACTTAAAGTAGTACACACCAGCTGAAGCCTTATAAGCCGGCATGAACTGGCCATTAGTTTTATGCAAGCTAAGTAGATCCTGGCATCGCTTTTTAGTTATACCAAGGAAAACACACATTGCATCGATATGGATGTAGTCTTCTTTGAGCCGGTCAATTGCGGTTTGCATGGCTTCTCCTACTTATCATGTCTAATAGTTACGAATCGGGGGTGCCTCAATGACCCGTCATCAGTCTCTTCCATATAAAGTACTTCAGCTATCTTATCAATATAAGACTCAGGATTCTTAAAGAACTCAACACGCTGCTCATCAGTAAAACCGCTACCGACTTTAACAGTACGGTAGCCATACTTGACAACAAAGCCACCAAGCTGACCGGCATATTTACCTTTGCCCTCGAAGTAATCAATGATTATAAGGTCAGCGGACTTGACGTTCTTCATTTTCATCCAAGAGTATGAACGTGTACCGACGTATTGATAGTCCCAGGGCCGCACTATAGATCCCTCAAAGCCGTGTTTTCTACATCTATGGTAGAACGCCATCAAGTCATGCATATTCTTCATAGGATACTGCTCTACTGCGAGCACGTTATCGCCTATCTGGTGTAAGTCAGATATTATGGTAGCACGCTCCATAAACGGGGCCCGGATTGTCGGGACTTCAAAAATATGAAACTGTGCTGTGGGGGTCCGTTCATTGCGGCGAATCATTCCAGAGCCTACCTGAAAAGTCTCGAACGGAACAACAAGCTCACCATCCAGTACTTCAGTGATATCGGACAGCTGTTCCTCAAGATGCTTTAAACCGACGTACCTAAGGCCTTTGCGAGAGAAGAATTTACCATCCCGATAAATGGCCCGTACTCCGTCAATCTTTGTCGATGCAAAGCAAGGAAACTTAACACGCTTTTCATCAAATAGCTTTGCCAACATGATGTCGTGCGTAGGAACCAAACCAGGAAAAACAGCGTTGATTGACTTAGCTGCCAGGCCCATACGAAGGTCCTTGTTGAGAATGCGGCAGAATAACCTAGCAGACCTTGGCGAAAGCCGGAATATGCACATGTCAATGGCGTTATCAGCAGCATGCCCTGTAAGAGCTCTGGAAGCTAGCATATCTAGCAGCGTCCAAGTATCCTGAGAAAATACTTTTTCACCGGTACCGATGCAAAAGTCCTCATTTCTTTTGGCATAGTACTGAGTGAATGGGTCATATGCCGCCTTAAGGTAAAGCATCATCTCGGGATGCAGAAAAGACCGCTTACTGTATCCACTTGCCGCTGCCGCTTTTTCAATGCCAGAAAAAACATCATCACTTGTCCAGGCCATCTTTTCTTCCTCCTTCAATGATTTCGGTTACTATTTCTTTGAATACTCTGACCTTTTCTACCGAGTCAATAACCAGTACTTCGGTGCCGAGGTCCCTTAAAGTTCTGATTACCTTTTGCTGCAAAGGCCTAGGTTTTTTACCAGGAGCCTTTAATTCTGCCAGGATTATCAGGCCTCCTGGGAAAAAGCATATACGATCCGGTACACCCCTATTGCTAGGAGAAGTCCACTTATAAGATTTACCTCCCATTGATTTGGTAGTTGACACGAAGAACTTTTCAATATTACTTTCAGTTTGCTTCATTGGTAGTCCTCCAACGACCAGCCACAGTCTAAACAGACTAATGGGTTATCTACGCATGCACTGCACGGCGGGTTGACATGGCAAGAGCAATTTTCTACAGGTTCAAAACCCATAGTGCCTGGACATATTGGGCAGTCATCCCCCTCTTCTACGAATATGTTTATGTACCCATATTTTTCGGGGTTTAAAACTATGTCTTTATAGGTGGCCTTCACTATGCGGTCAGGAACTGACTTATGCAAGAAAATGTTACGGTAATGGGTAGATTCACTATTGGCCACTGTTCTTAGTGTTCCCAATTCACCCTTTCGCCAGAATCTGCAAAAAGCTCCGGCTTGCGTAGGACTAACAATAAAACCGAATTCTGCATCAGGATGATTAAAACCATCAAATCCAATTGCATGGTCTGGTAAATACACGATTTGAGTCTTTGGAGTTAGCCATTCCATACTATCCATACTGCCTCCTTTACATTTTTCTGTAGCGTTTTTCTATCATCCCATCCGCAGCAAGCGGAAGGCCCTCAGCCCAAACGGGCATTTTGCACATAGTATCGCAGAAATGCTTAAGATCAGTAAAACTTTCATCAACTTCAGCAAGAGCTTCATCATGAACAGATCCTATTAACGGGTAACCAGCGGCTTCCAAATTTAGTTTGCCTTCCGCTAATACGTCGCGGCAGAATCCTTGAACAATGTTTTCAACAAATCTTCCTGGTATAATTCGTAGTCGCTGCCATTTTTTGGAGTACGGATTTATACCCATAGCAGAGACTTCGGGGCCATATATTCCATCAACTATTTTCGGCATATTGTAATATATGGCTCTGTTTGAAGGAAGCATACACCGCAGCCAAATTGTACCGTTACGGTCCTTGATCATTTTATACGTTACCAAATGAACTCGGAACTCTTTATTGGGATGAGTAATGGCATTGATAGCTGCTCGTTTACAAGCGTACCAGAAATCAACAACTTTTGAGTACCTTAACCTGTAGGCTTTTACAGCGTCATGAGACTCAATTAAGTCAATATATACACCCCACGAAGCGGCGTTCTTTTGAAAACCTTCACCACCTAAGCCATAGCCACAACCCAAAATTAGCATTTTACCAAACTGCCTTTGATCTTCAGTGACTTGATCATATGGCACATTATACCTTGACGATGCCATATCGATATACTGATCAAGGCCTTCACGAAAAAGCTGTAAAGTTTCTTGGTCGTCAGAAAACCAGGCTAAGCCCCTATTTTCAATAGAAGAATAGTCTGCAGCGCATATCATCTTGCCTTTGCCAGCTTTGATCATGCCGCGAACAATATCTTTGGCAGACTGTACTGGATTGCCCTCGATAACTGTTAGGTCAAAGAAAGAGTCAATTATTGGTTGTGCGTCTTTAACTTTACTGCGTGGAAGATTGTGAATCTGAAAACCCATACCGCCCCATCTGCCAGGGCCAGCTGCGTGGTACCTTAGATTGTCATAGATTCTACCATTATATACCTGGTTAGCGAGCTTCTGGTATTTGGCAGTTGATGACTTTCCAAGCTCTTGCCGCAACTGAAGAACAAGGCGGGCATCATCTGGAAGATCACGCCGTTCCAAAAGAGACTCTACCGTTTTAGCTTGCAAATTAGGGACAACTATGCCTTTTCTTCGCAGCCAATTAGTTATCCGTTGAGCTTGAGTCGCTTTAGTTACGTTGCCTCCAGTCAACTCAGGAAGCAGCGTATTCTGCTCTTGCTTATACGCCTCAGTTACCTTGAGAATTTGATGTACAGCATCAATATCAACTGGTATACCACGAAGATTTATACGCTGAGTAAGTTCCCAAATTTGCTGTTCTTTTTGGGATAGCTTAAATGCCGGAAGAGTATTGAGCATCTCATGCATGGTTCTTACGTCATCGGCGCCATACTTCATAAATTCGTAAAACTCTGCATGAGTGTAATTATAAGGCGGCGTACATATTTTCTTTATTAGAGCTTTACCTCTTGGATTCTTACGAATTTTAAGGTCAAGGTCTTCACCGGCTTTTTCTAACTGCTGATGATAAGTGAACCTGCCGCATATAGCCATAACATCAGTCATGTTGCTTAAGTCAATAGCAGTATAACCGTGCTTAGCAAGGCCGAGTATATTCCATGCTCTATATTCAAACAAAGCATTGAAAGCGTAAAAATGAAAGTTGTAAGGCATTCTGATTATATCTGGTAAATCGGTTTTAGGGAACCATTGAAGAACTGGTCCATCGTCAATTTTATAAGATAAAAACAGGATATCAGCGTCTTTACCGTGAAAATATTTCATGGCACCGCATTTAACTAGATCTATGTCTGACTTTGTTTCAAAGTCTATTCCAACTAATGGCTTCATAAAGCTTATCCTTTAAAGTATTACAGGGGACCCGGAGGTCCCCTGCATAGATCTTCAGTACCGGTAGGTTAGCGATCTATTGCTGTAGTAACAGCAATACGGTAGTATGTGCGAACTATGGGCCAAATTCACCATATGCCACATAACATGACCCTATTTATTCGAGATCGCCCTCGGTTTGCTCGGTTGCAGCGTAATTGGCAAAAGCATCTTCGGCCTTCTGACGTCCATCCAGGCGCTCACCGTCGCGAATTTTCATCAGGTTATTCAGACCGACGCCAACGCCGATGTTACCGGCATTTTTGAACGGAAAAAAGTTGATGTCCGCACGGCCGTGGCAGCCGCTATAGAAATCATCAGGATCGAACAGGGGCTTGGCGTCTGCGCCGACGATGCCCGGCTTGTTAACTGAGGATGAGTTGAGAAAGTAATGGCCTTTGTACTCAGCTCCACGATCGCCATTCTCAAATTCCACATCACCATCACGCAGCGGGTTGTGAAACTTCGGGCTGTTCGTTTGAGCTGCCGAGAACTTGTTGGCATCAATGCCTTTCTGAACGGCGGCATTGATGGCAGCCTTTACCTCTTTTACGCTCAGTTCGTCCTCTTTAGGCACCAATATTGACGCCGAGTATTTCATGTCACCAGACGGCGTCTTTTTGGGTTCAAAGGCATTCAGGTAGGAAAATCTTACGATACCAGTAATCATGTTAACTCCTTTACTTTTTGACTGTTGTCATTTGTCATTTGTACCCCTCAAAAAGGATACTTTCTGTGAGTTTTGCCTTGACGTATTTCCTGAGGCTTTCAACAGACTTGTTAGCAGCATCAATTACTGATTCACCGTCAGGCACGTCTTTCTCAATAGCCACATCCATTCGAATTGCCTCATAGCTACGAGGCTGAATAGTACGGCCATATGAGACCCTTATCCGCGTCGACATTAATATCACCTCCTTTCCTTGGTATAGTCTGTTTTACTATAACCATTAGTAAGTCTACGTATGTTATTGGCCATGACTTCTTTGAATTTTTCTTCTAAGTCGCGGCCATCAACACCTATATCTTCACATACCGCTGCCAAAAAGAATATAACATCAATAACCTCGCGTTTGAAGTTTTCGATGTCACGTGACTGCTTGTCTATTTCTCGCCATGGTTTCCAGGGCAAGCTATCGATCATTTCTACCATTTCTATTATGGCAGCTAAAGACAAATTTCGTACAGACTGCATCCGCTGTTCTTCTGTATCGTAATGCCTTTGCTGACCAAGGGCATCATGATACTCTTTGATCTTGGCAAATACGTCTTGAAATGCCATTGACTTTTCATACTTAATAGGGTTCACAGGTTCACAGCCTTTCTCACATGTACAAGTAGAATAGTAATCAAGAGTAACCATGCTCTGCTCATATGACCTTCCGCAGATTTTACACTTAGTCGGCTTATTTGATGTAGAAATTAGACTTGTGTAAATACTAGAGGGTAACATGTATCCATGCTCCTTTCCATAATTCCCTTGGCTCAGGATGTTTATGCTCTTGCAAAAATACAATTCTGATACATGAGGTATTCATAATCATTCTTACACAAGCTATGCATGGGCTTAAGGTACAATAGACTGTTTTTATATCATAAGGCCTAGTACATTGTATCAGAGCATTCTGTTCTGCATGAGCTGAAGGGCATTTGTCTGGGCTGTTATATAGATCTTTCCAGCAAGTACCGTGGTCAATACAGTGTGGGCGTCCTCTCGGGGCTCCGTTATAGCCAGTTGCCAGTACTATGTCATTATAACTGGTTATAACGCAGCCCACCTGCTTATCAAGGCAGGTGGACCGTTTAGACATCGCCATAGCCATTCTAAGGTATACTTCATCCTTGGACTGTCTTAGCACGACATTCCTCCGCTTTCATAAAACCTTGCCTACAAAAACCAAGCATTTTACAGTCAGGCCCAACAAAGTGGAAAAGCTCCGGAAACCACTGATTTGCAATAGTTTCCATATTGCGTGCAAACGCATACATTTCTTTGACATTGCGTTTGCATAGCCGGATGTTTAAGAAGTTTATCAGAGACCTAGCGTTAGTAGTCCAGAGCAAATTAACTGCTTTGGAATTTGTCAGAATTTGACGGGCTTCCTCAGCAGGTACATTGTAATGCTTGATTAGGTCGGTGTAAGTTTGGTTGGACGCGTCAATCAGATAGCTGGCTATCGGCATATTCTTCATTTTGGCATCGACTATATCATCGTAATCGCTGTATTTCTGGTAATGTTGTGATCCAGAAGTAAAAGAACCCATGCGATGACGAGTAACCTGTGCCAAAAGAGAACGCGATATTCCTTGAATCAACACGGTAATTGTGGCATGTTCAAATAGAGAGGTGTGATTTGCGGTCAGCATGAACTTAATCAGTTTGACGCGCTTGTGCGGAAGGGGATAAGAAATGGTTTCCTCATCTTTGAGTTCTTTAGTTGTTATTGACGCGGCTAAAGAGATGAGTTTTGAGGGATTTGGGGTAGCTTGTATAACGGTTATCTTTTGATCATCATATGTCTTAAGCATACCGCCTTCCTTTCTTAATAGGGATTGCTAGCTGGCACCGGCACCGGCTCCAAAGCAGGAGTAGGCACAGCATCGTTTTCTTTGGCAATGGCCATGAGAAGAACGAGATAGACCATATGGTCTATGCACTTTTCAGCCCATACGCCGTATTCGTAGTCAGTAGTATCATGGCTCTTCAGCATATCATAGATTGACTTAGTATGCTTAACCATCATACCTCTGAGCGCTTGATGGGCCGGCTCACCGGTTATTGCTCCGATTTCTTTAAAATGTGCCAGTCTGTCATTCTCTCCACCAGGCACGTATTCTGCTTGTTTTTTATGCTCAACTGCTTGGATTGTGCCCAGAATATCTTGAAAATACGCATTAAAGTCGGCTATTTCCATTGTACACCTCGTCCAGTTAATAAAAACGGGCACCCCGCTATTGGGGTGCCCGTTATTTCATTTATGATGGTCACGTTATTCCAGGTCGTCCTCGACGGTATCCTCGAAGCCGCTGCCGCCCTCATCGAGCTCTTCCTTGCTTGCTTCTTCCTTGCTGGCCTCTTCGGGCTCGGCTTCGGCGGCTGCTTTTTCCGCCTGGGACAGAAGAATCGAAGAGATCTGCAGTTCGATCTCGCATTTCTGCTTCTGCAGACCGGCCAGGACGTCATCAGGATTGGCTTCAAGCCGCTTTTCGGCGTTGGTCAGGGCCGTCGACGCACGTTTTTCACGGGCTGCCGCTTTTTCCGCACGCTCTGCGGGAGTCAGGATCTTGCCGGCAGTGCCGCCAGAGGCTTTGGAAGCTTCCCACTCTTCGGCTGACACGATCTTGTAGGTGCCGTCCTCCTGACGCTGCGGGCACTTGCCCATCATACGCAGGTAGGTGAACTGAGAGGCCAGGCCTTTCTTGGTCGTACC